TATAGCTACATCTAACATCACTGTTTTTGTAGTTTCAGAAGAACTGGCAGAGTATCAAGTCGCCTTACGCGATTATCCAGAAGTTGTCATTCAAGTCGGGCCATTGGGGTTGCATCATATGCGCAATCATATCCGACGCTATTACCCAGTCGGCACCTCTCTGATACAGATAGATGACGATGTAGAAGACTTTTTCCATATGCAAGAAGATACCACGGTTACCGATAAGAAATCCTCAAAACGTTATCCGCTGCGACCTATGGAGGCCGCTGCCTTCCAAGAGACTATGCTAGGTGCTTTTCAAGAGTTATACGATAAAAGGCTAAATATCTTCGGTATATATCCAGTAAAAAATGGCTATTTTATGAAAGACTTACCAGAGCGCACAACCGATCTCCGATTTTGCGTGGGAGCATTCTGGGGCTGTATCAATCAACCATGCGAGACATTATTGCTGCATTTGGAAGAAAAAGAAGATGTAGAGCGCACCCTACGGTATTATATGCAAGACCATGGAGTTCTACGATTAAACCGTATGGTCTTAAAAACAAGATATTATAAAACGCAGGGTGGTATGCAAGCGCGCCCCTATGACCGTATAGAAACTTCCAAAGCCTCGTGTCAATACTTGTTAGCTACATTTCCCCAAGCATGTAAGCTCTATACCTCTAAGAAATCAGGGATCTATGAAATTCGCTTGATTGCTGCGCCAGCGCCTATGAGAACGCCGTAAATTGTTTAGTGGAAGGCTTGGCCGCGTAGTTGTATATTTCATCCGCGCTGGTGATATTGTCCGCACCAGGGGCAGTAGCGACCGTCTTGGTAAATCTGGTGTCAAATAAAGTGTTAATCTCATTGGCTTCAAGGGCATAGTTGAAGTAAGCCAAATCAGCCATCATCACACCTTTCTCCATATTAGGTTTAGAAGTCGTTACAGTTGCATCCACTGTGCTGGAAATAGTAGGGTTGATATGTAAGTGACCATCGTTTTGTTTTAATACACTCGCGGTTTGACTGGCAAATGTGCCAACCATACTATTATTCACATAACGATCTAACTCCAGTAATCCATTCACATAAATACGGCATCTGACCTTATTGCGAATCGGCTGAGGATCGTTGGGGTATGTATCTTGTATAATAATCGTTATCATATTCCATTTTTTATCAAACTTCGTCTCATTAATGCCTGTCAAGGTAACTTTATGAGCATTTGCAGATGCCCACGATGCGTTTGTGCTGGTAGAACAGCGATCGGGAGAATTTTCAGAGGAAATATCTGGAGATTGCACGGTGTTAAATTCAACGGTTAAATTCTTACCACATTGTTCCAGTTTGACCAAAGGCCCTTTAACCAAAACATCTAATTTATTGTTATTGCAAATATTCTTATAGGTTCCGAGTAATGGGTTACCTTTTAGGAATAGCACAAGCGGCTTGCCACCATTGGCACCTGTGGTAGTTGTTGTAAATCCTGGATCCGCAGATTTTTCACTAGATGCTACGCAGCCAGAGGGATATGCTTTAGATGCATCCATATAGAGCCAGAAGTTATAGGTAAATTCCGCACCCGCGGGTTGATTATAAGAGAGTTCTAAGGGGCGGTAAGAACTAGAACTTTTATCTTGGGTGTTATACACTTCACTGGTAGTCATATACATATCCTTGACACCTTTGAAGATCTGCACCGACGATTTCGTCATACCGGATTTCCGGACAGATTTAACAAATTCTAAATTATAGATGGAGAATCCAACGATAAAGAATATAATAACCAATGTAATGGCTAATAGCACTTGTAATAACATCCTCTTTACACTTAGTATATAAAAAGAAAAAACAATAAAAGATAAATGATGATCCAATATAAAATACAGTTGGATAGACCTAAGATTATTCATCATAATCACCTTTATTCTATCAAAACCCGTGGGACTTATTATGGTATTCACCGAGAAATGCTTGCGGCTAATTATGATCCAGCATGTTCAAAGTCATCCCTTGTATTATTTATTGAGAAAAACCATGCCCAAACCTTTAAACAGTTCCTAGAGCACCAGCAGAAACAAAATAAAATGATGGAACGAATTACTGGAGACGATCTAATAAATTCAACGGTTGTTAGCACCAGTATCCAGCCGTTTGATATTGAAAAAATAACTTCAAATGAAGTGGAGATCCTCTCTTTACTCCATTTCTTTAATTTGGTGATTGTTAATAAAGTGTCAAAAAAAGAAGGGGGTCTCGCGGTTTATGGCTACGAATTTCTAACCTATGATTTGCCCAATCGTCAGATATTGGAATATCAATTGTATAAATACTATGGCCGTTCCTAACCCTAACCCAGTCTATAAAGAGGGGAGCGCACACCATATGCAGGTAGTCCCAGTTTGCTGGTAAGGTTATCCATCGGGCCTTTTAGATACTCTTGGTAGATTTCTCTGGCATTCATGTCAAAGTTAGTAAAGCCGACCTTACCCGTTAAGCCAGAAAAGCCTGGGCCATAGGTGCCGCTGGCGTTTCCTCCACGCCAAATATCACCTTTCTTTGTTAAGTTCATTTGTTGGAAACTATAGTTATAAGAGACACCATTGACCGTCGCAGATTCCGCCGAGGAAATTGTTTTCACAAGCTCTCCATCCATGTATAAATCAATGTTTCCCCGATTGACTGTTTCATTGACAACAACCGCAACATGCACCCAACGTTGCAGAGGGATATAATCTACTACGATACCGTGTGTAGATAAATCTTTAATAATGGCATGTTCGTCTGTAACGGCATTAATAAGAGTAGTCTCAGCCGCAGTGCATACAGCTGCTACACAAGTGGGTGCAATACTTTTTTTAGAGTTTTGGATAATATCGGTCCATTTCATAGAGTTCGTCGTATCGTCTGATTTATTGCTGGTAAAACGGATATAGAGCTTATTGACCGATTTATCCAACATAACCACAGGGGACGCAGTAGCAGGGTCTTCTTCACCCCGATGGAGCACATGACGATAGTTATTTCCAGCATATTTGTTAATATCGTTGATATATACCCAGAACATAAAGGTCATGCGAGCACCATTGAGCGTCGTGGGGATACCATCGCCAGATGCCCGGGTATATACATTGCCAAGGGTAGGTACCTTTGTTTCAGGGACAATCCATACGATTTTATTCGCTAGGATACCTGAAATATAGACATACAGGAAATAGGCTGTGAATAAAATCGCGGCGGCAATCAGAATGGAGAAAAATACCGTAATACCATATTTTGCACTAAAGTTCTTTACCGTTTCAACACTGGCGACTGCCGCTTCTTGTGTCACCGCCGCCGCACTGGACGCTACACCAGCAACTTTATCAACCGCTGCACTTGTTTTCTCAGCAATAATTGATTGTGTATCTGCCATACTTCTATTATTGTATTGACAGAAATTATTTTGTTTTCATTTGATGAACCCAATAATACCCAATATCAGAAATAGAAAATTGGTTCGGTATTTTTTCATATAACAACCTATGTAATTTTTTTTGCGTCGACATATAGCTTAATAATTTCGTAAAGTCCATCTGAATACTTCGCTTCTTAGACTCAGGTATTTGCTGGTTATTTATTAATATCACTTCAGAAAGATATCCTACCGGGTATTCATTGTATATTTTCTCATGATAAATCCATTCTTCAAAGACTAAATAGTCTTTTAAAAAGTTTTCATAATTTGGATAGAGTTTCGGAGCATTTTCTAAAATTTTGAGCGGATGAATCCATGGATCCTCCATCAGCGTATTATAAATATCTTCATAGGAATCATATTTAAAAATATCTTCTATAATCAGCGCCTTATCTTGACAATCCACATTACATGATGTGATCGTGGTCTTTTTCTTTAATTTTTGTGTGACCATTTGCGTCGTCGCATAAATACTTCCATTCGACGATTCCACCATCGTCATTAAATCCACCAGTTTAATTTTATTCTTGGGAATACGTTTCTTAAAGTATAAGAATAAATCGTTCTCCTGGATCCGATAGAAATGAACCATGGTGCATAATTTCTTTAGGTCTCCGATCTTCTTTTCAGCATCGTATTGTCCCACTAAAATACAAGGCAAGTGTGTTTCTATTTGACTCCAATATTTGATGAGATAGGATGGTATATTACGATCAATCTTAATCAACGTCTCTAATTCATCAATTAATAGAATACGTTTTTTGAGTATATTATCTTCTTGGTAAGAATTAATGTCCTTCCATTGATGTAATTTATGTAAGCGATCTAGAAAATCTTTGGAGTTTTCACAATTCATACTGTCTATTTTAATCAGTTCATAGTTGTATTCTTTGGCCAGCATTTCAATGCAAATTGTTTTTCCTACACCAGATGGCCCAATAATTAAAAGTTTATCATTGGATTGAATGTCCTTTAAAAAATTAGAGACATAATCAATGCTAATTTTATTACCAATTAAATCGTCTAGTGTCCTTGGAACAAACATAATTATGCTAGCATTAGTTCTATCCAAACCCCTAAGTAATAACATAAGAGGGCGAGCACTGGGAATACGATCATTAAAGAAAATATACTAGTAGTTTCTGTATTTTCAGAGCTCCAGTGTTTTACGTCGCCTTCTGGGGTGAACATCATCGCAGGTTTAAAATATATTAATACGAGTGCAATGAGTAAATACACCGTTATTGCGATTTGCCAACGATTGATTAACATATTCTTACTGCTACTTTATGATTACAAAATAAAAATTGAAACGGCTTCTATACCATTGCTATAACTCATAATACGATACACAATGGACGCCAACATGAACATCGCTAACCTAAACGCTTACGCTGCCGACATGACTGAGATCGCTGAGGTGCTAAAGAGCTGCAAGGAGCTGGGTGACAATCTAAAGGTTATTCAAAAATATCTGGCCAAGGTGGCCGCTGCAAAGGCGGTAGTGGAGCAGCCTAAGTCGCATCATCGCTATAAGCACCTGCCTACTCCCTTTGCCAATATGCCTATTCCCTATCCCCTAAACAAACCTATTACGGCACTTACCAACACTCCGGTGCTACCGCTCCAGACCAACACTCCGGTGCTACCGCTCCAGACCAACACTCCGGTGCTAAACACTCATAATACTGAGCCGATGACCTACCAAGATGCTGTGAATGTAATGAAATCTGCTCATATTTCTCTGAGTGCATATGGTTATAAGATTGGTGGCGATTACAGTAGCCGTTACAATGCTATCCAAAAAGCTCTAAATGATAGTTCTATTTATGAGGTGCTTCAAAAGCTGCGTGCCCTGATTATTATCTGGAAGGCTAAGAAGGGCGTAAGCGCAGTAAAGTATCTTAGCAACCTAGAAATGGATTTCGCTGTGCTACAGACTCAGTCACATACGACGCCTCCTCCCACCCCTGAGCTGGTGCGCACTCAGAAGATTCGCCAGGAGAACCCTCCTCCTCTAAAGCGCACTCATCTCCATACGATTTCTCTAGATTTCTATGGCTATAACCCTCAAGCCACTTACGAGGCGCGCATGGCCGCCCTTAACAAAGCAGCGGTTGATCACGGTAAAGCAAATGTGGAATTCTCTCTAATGAGCAAGATGAACACAATTGTCGCTCCCCTAAAGTGGGAACAGCATATCGCTCTAAGAAAAGCGATGGATACGATGGAGTCCGATTACTACGCCATCACGAAATAAACTTTCTGCTATGTAATTAATTAATATATGGATTCTATAATCATAAACACTCTTATTGTTGCGTTGCTCTGTTTTACATTTTATTATATCTATCTGTCTCGTGAAACGTTTCAAACCACTGCAGTAGGCGGCGCCACTATTTTAACTTCACAACGTTTAAATCTAAGTATTAAAGGAAACCTGATTGATATGCCATATAAAGCATGGGACTATGTTATATTTAAACTGGTAAATCGTCAGCCACTCACTCTCTATAAAAATCCTGCTCAAATTATCTTAGACCCGAAAGATTACAACGATTACGGTCAATCACTTACATCTAGCAAACTACCCAAAGGCGTTTTTTGCATTTTAACCAGTCCTCAAAAGGCACCTGATTACCAATGTGGGTTTGATTGGACGAACCGAAAAATTGGATTTGTGGATCGGATAGAATCCAATTTAATCAAATCGGTATTATTTGGTTATAGAACACATGCCAAAGTTGAACCCATTGCATTAGACCAATTAGGAAACTTAGACCTACTCTTTAAAGACATAGATCTCCTAATTCTCTATATCATTCCCAAATCTCCGCTTTCAAAGCTCATTGCCTCTCAATTTGTAGCGATACTGGATTGGAAAGATATTGATATTGAACGTTTAAGAATTAGTTATCCTTCCCTGGAAAAGGATTACATTGAGCTGGATAATATATTTAGATCCTATCATAAAGTTCAAAATAAAAATAACATTGTTACCTTTCTCACGACCCAACTCCTTCTTGTAAATCTACAAATATCAAAAACACCCGGAATTACAACCCAACAGCAAAAAGCAGCGCTAACATCCTCTGAAGCTACAAATACTGCTGTAACCACTGCGGTTTATAATTCCCGACTTAATATTGCCGAGACATTTATCACAACCCTAAAGTTATCCAAAGAATATACCGATGCCGATTTTAAATGTTTTGGGGATGAAACCATTCGCTCAAAGCTTTTATGTGAGTCTGCTTACGATACAGAGGGAGAACCTAAGAAAACTCCAAATATATGGGACAAAAAATGTCTAACCAACAAAGATTGCCCTTTTTATCTGGCCAATAAAAACTATCCAAACCAACGTGGTGGCTGTCTCAAAGATGGCACCTGTGAAATGCCTCTAGGTGTATTACGTGTGGCCTATAAAAAATACGTGGATAAAGACCCTTATGCTCCATTCTGTTATCAATGTAAAAATCCAAAGTCGCCAATGTGTTGCGAAGACCAGGAACGCTTGGTTGAATTACAGGGTAAAAATCCAAATGCGACCTATACCCTATTAAAATCCGCCGATTACGCTTTTCCATCGGATACCGATGCACGCAAAGAGGCAAAGTTACCCACGACGGTTTTTTTACCTGAATAATGTATAGAACCTTATGTTAAAATACTGGAATTACTGGCTTTTAACTATATTAATCCTTATATTCATCGGATTTTTTATCAAAATTAAATTCTATCCCGAAGGATTTGAAGACTCTTACCCGGGCTATAATGCGACTCTCAAATATAGTAATCAAAGCGATAATATTCGGGATCGCCATCCGATTTATAGCAATCTAGTACAGAATCTAAACTTTCGCTACAAGAAAGCATACAATTATGAATTAGAAAACGATGTCTATAACACAGCGCTGTCCCATACATTCCAATTGGATAAAGGAGCTGTGTGCTTGATAAAGAATGATTATACAGAGGAACAACCCCTGAATCGGACATTACCTGTACAGGTTGAAAATGCTTATACAGAGGCAACCAAATTTATCTATGAATCCATGAAAAACTCTGTGCATTTTGACCTTCCGGATGGCACCTTACAGATTATTAACCCCATTCAGATGGTGCATGATCGCCTCGTGTCCTACCAAGTGCATAAGAAGATTCCTGATAATTATCTATTATACATTGATACCATATTCTATCGTGAAGCAAAATACCATGGAAAGCATGTCGGATTTATTGTCCTTGTTGAGAAAAATAAGGGCTGGAAGGTAACTGTCATGGAGGCGCACGTCAAAGGAATCATCTTTGAAGACCAGATTGCTATGTTCCCAGTGCAAGGCAACGATGTCCTTAACACGAATGAAGATTTATCCGATGCCAATTTCATTGGTCCCAAATTCTCAGATCGGGTCAAATCTGTGGCCAAAGCTGAATACACGGGCACTCAATTAAAAGACATGGCCTCTGAAAGTATTAAAAAAATACGCACCACGGCAGGCTATCTCTAAGCGCGCCGCCACCGAATCAAAACTCGGCCTCATCGCCACCGAATCAAAACTCGGCCTCATCGCCACCGAATCAAAACTCGGCGTCTCCAAAGTCGTCCGGATTTACCTCATCATCGTTCTCACCCTTATGCGGGTAATATTCATCCTCCC